GCCTTGAATGCGTGCGCCACAATCGGCGCCTCATGCGGGCACGTCAGCGTCGTCGCGCCGCCATCCTCGCGGATCTCGGCATTCGCCTGGCCGCTCGACATCACGATCAGAGACAGCACGCTATCGCCATCAGTGCCGGGCGGGCGATCGCCGCCGGTCTTGTTGCCGTTCGCCGTCAGCGTTGGCGCGACATCCGCCGCGATCAGTCCTGCGTCGAGGTCGAAGTCGGTGCCGAGGCCGCCACCGCCTCGAGTGCGCGCGCTAAGGGTAGGGGCAACGTCTTTCCGCGCCGCCCTGCTCGGCGCAGGATTCCAGAGCAGGCTTTCGCGCTCAAATAGTACCGCCGCAGGTGGTCGCCAGTCTCCAAGATATGCGACAACGAACACACGCTCGCGGCGCTGTGCCAGGCCGAAGAATTGAGCGTCAAGAACCCGGTAGGCGAACCCATACCCGAGCTCTGCCAGCCCTCCGAGGAAGGCTCCAAACGTCCGTCCGCCATCAATCGACAGGACACCGGGGACATTTTCCCAAACGATCCAGCGTGGCTTTTTTCTCTGAGCCAGGCGTAGAAACTCAAGTGTGAGGTTGCCGCGCTCGCCAGCAACTCCCGCGCGAAGTCCCGCGATGGAAAAGTCCTGGCACGGGGTGCCTCCGACAAGAAGGTCAACTGGCCCATAGTCGTCAGCTCCGATCGTCGTGAAGTCGCCGTGCAAAGGCACCTTCGGATAGTGGTGGGCCAGCGCGCGGCGAGCCGCCTTGTCGATCTCGCTGAAGGCCGCGGGCGTCCAGCCGAGCGGATGCCAAGCGACCGTCGCGGCCTCGATGCCGGAGCAGACGGAGAGATACCTCACGCCGCCCTCTCGATCTCGATCACGGTGCCTGCAACGGCGTCGTCGTGAATGGCGCGCACGTCGGCCACGTTGCGGTCGTCCTGGATGCGCCCGGCGGCCACCAGGGCATCGATCGGGGCTTTGCATAGGTTGTCGCAGTCGGCCCGGCTTCCGCCGACGCGGATCAGGATCTTGACCTTCCCGGCGACGTGCCACGGCGGTTGGTCCCGCAGCTCGCGATCGACGAAGGCCCGCCAGTTGCGATAGGCCAGCGTCTTGCGCCGGCCCTTCTTGGCGTTGGCGAACAGGGCATTGACCGAAGGAGGCGGCATGCTGAGGGTGAGCGTTCCATGTGAAACAGGAGCGCCATCCAGAGGCGCCGGGATCGCCCGATGTGCCTTGCGTTTCGTGACTGCCGGCGCGGCGCCCCACGACACGACCGGGAACTGGCGCCCGTTGACGGTGACTGTGTCCCTCACCGCCCTGCCCTCCCCGCGCGCATGGCATCGGTGCGGGCCTGTTGCAGCGCGACCATCGCCCGCTGCGAGCGGGTGCGGCTGTAGCGCGCGAGAGCCCGGTCGACGGCCAGTTCTGCCTCGATGATCCGGGCGGCTGGGCATGAGCGGCGCTTCATGCTGCGGCCTTTCCGCGAAGGAACGCCGGCTGGTCGGGCATGTCGGCGTCGGTGATGAGCGCCAGCTTGGCCGCGTGCGAGTTCTCCTGCTGGCGCTTCAGGCGGCGAGCCTCGCGTTCGGCCTCGAGGCGGGCGTGGTGATCCTCGCGGACGGCGGTGATCGTCTGCCACGCTGCAGGGCTGGGCAGGATGCTGGCCTGCTGTTCGGGTGTAACTTCCAGCAGCTCGCCCGTTGCCGGATCGTGCGGCGGCAGCCACTGGCCGAGGTCGTCGGCGACCATCTCGCGGGACACTTCTGGGACACTTAAAGCCCTGTGAATGCTGGACTTTGATACCCCGTGCGCCTTGGCTGCCTGTCTCAGGGACATGTCCCCGTTGCTGACGGCCTCGACCGCCATGCCAAGCGCGTGCCGATAGACTTCGTCCAGGGCCTCCCGCTCCGCTCGATCGGCCGCGTCCATCTTGCGATACGCCACCAGCCGGCGAATGGCGGGCACGTCGTACCCGACGCCCTTGGCTTCGCTGAGCACGTCCTTGATGTCGCCATTGATGGCGGTGCGCTCGTCGGCCAGCTTCTCCACACGCTCGACGAAGGACTTCAGGCGCTCGCCGTGAACCGGACCCGCTTGCGTCGCCATCACCGGCCTCCCTTATCGTGATCGAACAGTGGAAGTGGCGCCTGCACGTTCCGCCCCATCAGCCGGTTCGCCTCGGCGTAGAGCCTCTCGGCCTGGTCCTTGTGCCAGACGATCCGCGCGAGCTTCCGCATCGCCCGCCAGTACTGAAAGCGCCGCCAGAGAAGCGCGGGCGTCGCTGTAAGCCTGTTCGATCTGTAGGTATTCATCGGCGTCCAGTCTTATTGGTTCTTGGTAGAAGATCGCGCGAGCGCGACGGAGCGAGAGCCCCGCTTTCCTCGCGCCGCGTGCCAGCCAGCTCTCGCGGGTATCGTTCCACCCGCGCGGGCCGGACAGATCGCAAAGCATGTCGCGTGCTCTAACGGTCGCACTCACGGCAGACTTCTCCTGAAACTCGGGACGCTTGTTCGGACGCTCGGGCATGAACCCCTCCACATTGCTGGGCATGACGAAGCCCAACAGAGCGGAGACGTTCCAATCGATCGGCGAAGTCCTGCGCAGGGTCGCCGGCAAGCTCGCTGCGCAGAGAAATAAAAGGGTGGCGACGCCTCCTGAGACCGTCGCCGTCGCCACCAGTCTGCCCGGCCGGGAGAAGACAACCGGGGGTATCGAAAGGGGCGCGGCGACGCCGGGGGGAGATGGCGCCGCCGCGAGGCATCCAGCAGGGGGAGACTGCCGGCAGTCGGCCGGCGGGCTGGACGCGCATGGGGAAGGCCTCGCGCGACCCAATCATCAACGCGAGGCCTGCTGGCATGTTCGGAAAGCTACGCATGCCAGCGTCTTGCTGAATGAAGATGGCCCTGCAGCCTCTAAGTGGGGTGACTGCAGGGCCGGTGTCCTTTGCCTTCGGAGAGCTATTGGCAATGACACCCTCGGGAGAGACGTTGAAAGCGTGGCATCCCCGCCGCGCGCGGCCGAGACGGCGAAAGGCCCCAAGCCCCCGCATGCCGTCTCGGCCGCTCCCCTCGGCTGGTGATGCGAAGGTCACGACTGCGCCCGCACGATCGCCGCATGGCAGCGGTCAAAGAGGGCGGCGTACTGCGGATAGAGCTTCCGGCGGTCCTCGTGGCGGGCCCGATACCAGGCGCAGCAGCCGCTTCCCCGCAGGAGACCATCGTCGATCGCCTGCTCGCTGTGGCGCGGTGCGAACTCGAGAGCCAGCACGGCGACGCAGGACCGGGCATCGACCAGCCGGCGCGTGCGTCCGTGGCCGGTGAGCCCATCGCGGTGGATGTCGGTCAGCAGGCAGACCGCGTCGATCAGATCCGACAGCGACCGCGGGATATACCGGCCCCGCGCGAAGAGCGGCTGCACCCGGATCGCGGGGAGCGGCGCGACGACCGCTTCCGCCCTGCCGGTGATCTTGGCGGCCAGATGCGGATTAGCGGCGACGACGGCGGCTGTCCGCGCGCGCAGCTCGTCGACCAGGCCCAGGCGCTCGGTGGACATCTACGCCCTCCCCAGCACGATGGCGCGGAGCAGGCGGTCACGGTCGCCCTCGGTCTGCGGCGGCAGGCTGTCGCGCAGGATCAGGGCGAGGATGGCGCGCTGCGTCTCTTCATCGTCGAGCGCCGCGAGGTAGAACGCCTCGCGGGTCTTGAACATTACGTAGACGTACTCCCGCGAGTAGCCGGCTTTATGCGCCACGGCTTCGACAGGCGGCCGAAACGCCCCGGCCTGCATGAATTCCCGACACATCGACAGGATTGCCGCGCGGCTGCGCTGGCCCTTTATGCGCCGGCCGTCGGTCATGGGCGCCACGTCCGCCGGCGAGACGCCGTCGACCCAGGTGCAGTTCGCGGGGATCGTGTCGCTCATCGGGTGACGACCCAGACCAGAGCCGCCAGCAGGACGGCGAACGCGACGATGACGAGAGCTTCGGCGATCATGCTGCCTCGTTCTGCTGGGGGGTGGTGGCCGCGGGCGGCGGGCCGAACACGTCAGGGCGCAGGTCGTAGCGTGTGACCTCGCCGCCGACGGCAGTCTCGATAGGAATGCAGGCAGCCGGATCGACGGTGCGGCGCTTGAGCCACATCGCAATCTGCGGCTGTGTCTTGCCGATCTTTTCGGCGAGAGCGGTCTGACCGCCGGCAATCTTCACGGCGCGTTCGAGTGCTTGCATTTGGCTGGAATATCATAACTCCAGTTATTTCGTCAATAACCGCCGTTATCAACAGGCGGGCTAGGCTCGCCAGCATGGAAAGCAACATCGGCGAACGGGTGAAGGCTGAGCGCGAGGCTCGGGGATGGACGCAGGAAGAGCTTGCGCGCCGCGTCACCCGCGCCGGCTTCAAGATCGGTCAGGCCGGTATCGCCCAGATCGAGCGCCGCGGTGACTCGGAGCCGAAGTGCATCGTGCAGCTCGGCATCGCGCTCGGCCGCACGCCTCGATACCTGCAGACGGGCAAAGGACCGAAAGGCCCGACGCTGCCCGACGCCGGTGAGTCACCGATGCGCAAAGTCGACACCGTCACGATCCACGAGCTTGACGTTCATGCCGCCGCCGGTCTGGGCACGGACATGGACGGCGACATCATGGCTGGCGAGGAGGCAGGAGCTGTGATCGGCAGCTTCACCTTCCCCTCGTCCGGTTTCCGGGAAGCCTACGGCGCCCAACCGGATGGCGTGAAGATGATCGCCGTCCGTGGCGACAGCATGATTCCGACCCTGTGGCCGGGGCAGCGCTGCATGGTCGACACGAACGACCGCATCCCCTCTCCGCCTGGCGTTTTTGTCGTTTGGGACGGAATGGGCCTGGTGTTGAAGCGCCTCGAACTCATCCCCGGCAGCGGCGACCCGATGCGCGTCCGGATCATGAGCGACAACCCGAAATACACCGCCTACGAGCGGACGCTCGACGAGGCGCATATCAACGGCCGCGTCGTCGGCGTCTGGGCGAGGATGTGATGGCGGAGAGCAGACGGCCCGAGGAGTGGGCGCCAGATGGACAGGGCGAGCCGTTGCCGGACTTTGCCAAGCTCGATGGCGAATGGATCTGGCTCAACCACCTGTTCCTGTATCAGTCGGGCAGCCCGCTCCAGCCAGGCGCGGCGTTGACGATCAGGCTTGAGCGGACTGATGGCGGCAACGCGGTGGGCGTAGATGCCGACCGGCTGGCCGTGCAGTTAGGGCTTTCTGCGGCTGCGCTTCGGGCTCACAACCGGGCCAGAACGCTGTTCGTCTCCGGCCGGCGCGATGACCTTCCCGGAGGCGGCGGTAGCACTACCATCTACACTTTTCGCGTTGGCGACACCCAAGCCACAATGGCATTCGAAGAGGGGGTAGAAGGCGGCCGAGCCTAGGCTTGCCCTCTCGACGAAATAGTTTTTCGAGCCCGGCAACGGGCTGGCCGGGAGAGGCAGCAGCTCGGCAACTTTCGACATGGTTCAAAGGTAGTCCTTCGCCAACCGCTACACAATGCGTAGCAGTTCACATCCCCCGCTCCAAGCTACCCACCGCGACCCGCAACGCCCGCTGCTGCCGCTCAGTGATGTAGCCCTTGCGCTCGCGGTAGGTCAGCACGGAGTCGACGAACCGGCTCGTGCAGCGGCAGAAGTAGGCCCGCTCGATCAGGTCAGACAGCTCGCGCTCCTCGCGCTCGAGGCGGGCGCGGCGGCGGCGCTTGAGCCAGGCGCGGAGGGTGGCGATCATTCGGCACACCTGACGAACGGCCCGTACACGTTCTGAGCGAACAGCGAGAGCAGCCCGCCCGACGATGGCCGGTCAATTCCCATGGTCAACTCTGTCCGCTTGCGTTCGTTGTCTGGGTATCGAAGCTCAAGGGTGCCTTGAATGTAGCCGCTTGGCGAGCCCCGCTCGGGTGGCTTCTCCGACGCCAGATCGCAGCGTGCCCGGAATGCCCACGTCGGGCCACGATGCCAGCGCGACGGGCTTTCCTCCGACAGCTCCAGAAAGACGCATCCCCAGCCGAATTCCGCCGATGCGATCCTGTTGCCGTTGATGGTGACGCCGCCGGGCAGGCCGGCGGCGGAGCAACTGAGCTTCCATTCTCCAGCGATGAATCGCGATGCAACGACGGGCTTTGCCGAGCCCTGCGCGTGAGCGGATGCAACCGACAAGAACAGCAGGATGGGGAGCCACCACCTCATGCTGAAACGCTACGCGAGAAATTTATAACGGCGGTTATTGACTGTTAATAACTTCGGTTATATAACTGGCTCCACCAACAGGGAGCCACCGATGCCCGACGCACTCACCCTCACCCGCCGCGACACCGATCACCTTCCCACCGCCGAGCTGATCCGCCGCGAGCGCCTGCCGCTGCCGCGCCACGATCTCGACGGGTGCAACTACAGGAGATGGGCCGCTGCCGTGTGCGGCGCCGAGGTTCGCCACCGCGAGGCCGACTATATGCGCGTCGAGGCGCTGCTCGGCATCCACACCGACCGCTGGGCCTTCCCGAACGATCCCGAGCGCGGCCAGTTCCCGCACGAGGCGCACGCCGCCGACGCCCTCAACTGGCTGTCGCACCTGCAGACGCACGAGAGCGACCGCCGCGCCGCTTGGGACTGCCTGCCGTTCGATCTGTGGACGAAGAAGCGCCGGGCCGACTGGCTCGCCAAGCGCCGGGTCCTGTGGGCCGGGTTCGTGCGGCAGGTCGAGCGGTATCGGGCGGCTCGGGTCGCGCTCGATGCGCCGGCCTGATTTCAACAAGGGAGAGAGAAATGACCGTTTACACACGCGACCCCAACCGCGCCTTTCTCAACACGAACATCGGCAACGTACAGGCGTGGCGCGCGGAGCCCACCCATGCCGCGGTCTGCGTCAACTTCTACGCGGGCGTCCAGCACGCACCGGGTGGGGCGTCCTACGTCAGCCAGACCCTTAACCTGACATCCGCCGATGCCCGCGATCTGGCGCGCGTGCTGACCGAGGCCGCCGACCACGCCGACAAGGTGCGGATCACCGAGGCCGGCAATATCGGGGAGGCCGCGTGATGGCAACCAAGCACAAGATGGTCGCATACGCGCCGTTCGGGCTGGAGCCCGACGCAATTGAGGTGCTGATTACGTTTACCTTCATCGCCGGATCGCGCGCCACGCGGATCGACCCCGCCGACCCGGCAGAGGTCGAGTTCGTGTCGGCCACCGCCACGCTCCACACGCTCGACGTTGGCATGCAGGCGATGCTGGACGACTGGGCGCGCGAGTACCTGGGCGACGCTGGATACCAGGACGCCTGCGCCGCTGCCGAGGACGACAACGTCGGCGCCCGCGAGGATGCCGCCGACTACCGCCGCCGTGCCGCCCGCGATGACGCCATGATGGAGCGCAGCAAATGACCGACAAGCACAAGATGACCCGCGAACAGCGGATCGAGGCCGCGCTTGCGGTGTTTGCCGAGGCCTACGCCCGCGCCGCCGACGTGATTGGCGACAGCGACCTCGACAACGAGCAGCCCCGGCACGTCACGGTCACGCTGGGCGACTGCCGCCGCGCCGCCAGCCTGCTTGGCATCTATCCGGTGAAGGTCTGACATGGACGCTCATCAGATCGAGCGCGTTCGCGACCGGATTGGCCAATACATGGCCGACGAGGCGGGGTGTGTCATCGACAAACACCTGACGGCTGAGGACTTGAACCTCGCCGCCCGCGTTCTCGCTGCCTACGCAGCCACTCTGCCGAGAGAGGTGGAGATTGAGCGGTGGGCGGTAATCGACGCGACTGGCGATATTCGCGGCCTTTGCCTGTCAGAAGACGCCGCGCGGTGCTTTATCAGCAGGGACGGGGACCAAGTCGTCCGCCTCGCCGGGAAGGCAACCCTCCCACCGCGCGAGAAGGTCGGGAAATGAACGACCACCAAACCGACCTCCGCCGCGCGATGGAATGCAGCCTCACCTGGCGCGAGCCCGGCGCGACGGTCGTTCCGAGCATCCCGCCGCGCCGGAGGCTGAGCCGGCGCCTGTGGCGGTGGGTCCTGCGGTTCCTGCGCTGGGGGCGGGCGTGAGCGCGCTCGTCGAAATGCTGGGCGAGGGTTTGCATCCGGACGTCCCGTTCGACGCCTACCTCGGCAACTGTTGCCCCGGCCCGTCCGTGTCCGGCTCGACGTTGTTCCGCCTGCACGACGAGTGCCCGGCGAAGGCGCTGGCCAGCCACTACCTGAGCCCGTGGCCGCGCGAAGATGACGACACCGAGGACAAGAGCTTCGGCACCGCGGCGCACTGCTACCTGATCGAGGGCAAGGAAGTCTTCGCTGAGCGCTACGCCGTCAAGCCCGAGGACATGACCTTCTCGACCAAGGAGGGCAAGGCGTGGAGGGCCGAGAACGCCGACAAGACCATCGTTTCCTTCAGAGACGTCGAGCGCCTGGCTGGCATGGCGATCGGCCTCTCGACGAACGAGGGCACGGCGCACGCTTTCGAGGGCGGCGCGGCCGAAGTGACAGGCATCGCCAAGGACGCCGAGACCGGCCTGTGGCTCAAGGTCCGGCCCGACTACCTGCGGCCGAAGCTGGCCATCAACTACAAGACGACCCGGAGCGCCGCCCGCGAGGCATGGACCCGGCAGGCGTGGAACCTCGGCTACTGCGTCAGCGCCGCGCTCTGCGTCGATGTCCTCGCCCAGCTCGGCCAGCCGCTGCACTACGCCTTCATCACGCAGGAGAAGACGGTGCCCTACCTCGCCGTCGCCCGCGTGCTGTCCGACGACCACCTGCAGGCCGGCCGGATGATCTACCGCCGCGCGCTGCGCACGTTCGCCGACTGCGTCGCCTCGGGCAAATGGCCCGGATATTCCGAAGGCGTCGAGACGATCCCCTATCCCGCGTGGGCGGAACGGATCCTCGCCGACATCAACAGCCCGCTTTGAAGGAGAGCACCATGACCGACATCGCCACCGTGACCCCGCTTCGCCCCGAAATGCCGACCACCGGCAGCGTCGACATCCTCGCCTCGCAGGCATCGTTCGAACACATGCAGCGCGTCGCCAAGGTGTTCTGCGCCTCCGACCTGATCCCGGCGCACCTGAAGAAGAACAACGGCGCCGACGCCCTGCTGGCCCTGCAGATCGCCAAGCGGATGAACGAAGACCCCGTCAGCGTGATGCAAAATATCTACTTCGTGTCGGGCAAGGCCGGCTGGTCCGCCTCCTACATGATCGCGCGCGCCAACCGCTCCGGCGTGTTCAAGGGCCCGATCCGGTGGAAGACGACCGGCGAGGGCGAGAACATGGTCGTCACCGCGCGGGGCCGCCTGGCAGAGATCGAGGGCGAGGACGTCGAGGTGTCCGTCTCGATGAAGATGGCGAAGGCCGAGGGATGGGTGAAGAACCCCAAGTACGGCACCATGGCCGAGCATATGCTGCGGTGGCGTTCGGCCACCATGCTGATCCGCCTCTACTGCCCCGAGGTGATGATGGGCATGCCGACCGAGGACGAGCTGACGGACTCGAGGTATGCCAGCAACTTCCGCGACGTGACCGGCGAGGGCAGCGCCACCACGGCCGACCAGGTCGGGGCGATCCTCGGGGCGCCGCATCCCGCCGAGCCCGAGCCCGCCGCGCACGCCGAAGCGCCCGCCGCCGATGGCGAGATCCTGCCGCCCGCCGAGCGCGACCTCGAGGACGCCCTGATGCCCGAGGGCGCCGGACAGGAGGAGATCACCGCGCGCATCGTCGACCTGATCAAGAAGGCCGGGACCGCCGAGCGCGTGAACGCCATCGTCGAGGCGAACAAGGCGCGCACGAAGGCGTGGACGGCGGCGAACCGGGCCAAGATCACGATCGCGGCCGACGACCGGCTCGATGACCTGCAGCGGGAGGCGGCGTGATGAGGAACAAGCGCGCGGGCTGGACCGAAGCTGAACTGGCACGGATGAAGAAGCTGGTGGAGATGAGCGGCCTGTCGTGGGCCGTCATCGCAGAGAGGTTCGGGTGCGGGGCCGCCACGGTGCAGGACCTGGCCAAGAAGCACGGGTGGACGAAGAAGATCGCGGGAGCGCCGACATGAGCGAGAGAGAGGACCAGACCCTGCGCATCGCGGCCCGCGCGGTGCAGCTCTACGCCGAGACGCACCCCCGGCCGACGCAGGTCACGCAGAAGCAGGCGGCCGAAAGGATAAAGACCCATGAGTGAGCGTGACCCGTGGCTGACAGAGCATGAGGCAGCCAAAGAATTGCGGGTTTCGGCTTCGGTGGTTCGCGCCGAGCGCCGGGACGGCAAGCTTGGGTTTGCCCGAGTCCGTGGCCGCGTCTTCTACCCCCTGTCCCAGATCGCCGCCTACAAGGCCAGCATCACATGTCCGGCAAAGTCGACCTCTGGCAGCACCCAGGCAGCAAACGATGGTACGTCACCTGGACTGAGCGAGGGCGCTCGCTCCGTGTCTCAACTCGCCAGACAAGCCGCGCAAAGGCAGAAGAGTTTAGGGCGACTTTCGTCCTAGAGCGGAACGCGGGCGAGCCTGCCAAGGCGACCGAGGCCGAAGTCCGCGTCCTGCTCGATAGCTACTATGACCGCCACGCCGGAGTGCTGCCGAGCGCCGAGCGCATCCGCTATTCCATCCGCTACCTGAAGGCGTTCTACGGGTCGGGATCGGTCAAGACCGTCACCGCCCGGAACCATGAACGCTACATCGCGCAGGCTCGATCCGAGAGCCGGGCAGACGGCACCATCAATCGAGAGCTGGGAACCCTGCGCGCCGCGCTGCGCTTTGCCGTGAAGTCTGGCGACCTCGTGAGCGCGCCCTTCGTGCCGTCGCTCCGAGAGCCGCCGCCGCGCCCGCACGTCCTCACCGTCGCCCAAATGGCCACCCTGCTGGCCGCAGCGAAGGCGACCAAGGGCCATGACCATGTCGAGACCTTCATCCGGATTGCCGCCGCGACCGGCGCGCGCAAGACGGCCATCCTGCAGCTCACGTGGGACCGCGTCGACCTGAAGGCCGGGACGATCGACTTCCGCCTGCCGGGCGTCACTCACAGCCGCAAGCGTCGCGCCATCACCGGGATCTCGTCCGACCTCGCCGCCTACCTGGCAGCGCTCCAGAAGCGGACCGATGGCGCGTGCGTCGTCCAGTTCAACGGCAAGGCAGTCAAGAACATCAAGCGGGCCTTCGCCACCGTCGCAGAGGCCGCCAACATGCCGCACGTCACGCCGCACGTCCTGAAGCATACCTTCGTTTCGCAGGCCCTTCAGGTGGCCTCGCCGTGGGTCGTCTCGGGCATGACGGCCACCAGCCTGCGGACGTTGCAGGCGGTTTACGGCAAGCACATGGTCGAGGATCAGCGGCGGGCTGCCGAAGCGATGGCCGCGCTTACGCGCAAACCACGCGCAAAAGCGACCAAGAAGGAGACGACAGCGAAGGCCGCCCGGAGTAAGATAAAGGCCCGGAATTAAAGGGCTAAGGCGATGGTGGGCGCGACAGGGATCGAACCTGTGGCCACTGCCATGTCAAGACGCACGGCTTATGCTAACCTTTTGATAAATATAGAGACTGCCCTGTGGGAACATTCCAAGAATCACCTGAACAAATCGAGAAATGCGCGCAAATTGCGCGTGAGGCCGACGCCAGGCGTGGGCGCAATGAACTGGTTTACTTCATCGAGGCGGTCGGGCTGGATGTGGTCAAGATCGGATACGCCCGCGATATCGACGAACGGCTCCGAAAACTTGCCCCAGGTTGCCCTGCGCCGTTGCGGCTGCTTGGCGTCATGCCAGGTGGGCCCAGCACCGAGCATCACCTGCACGCGGCGCTCTACAGACTGCGCGCCCATGGTGAGTGGTTCCGTCGCGGACGAGAACTTGAAACCATCCTGGCCACGCTCCCGCCACCTCCGGCCCCGCTCAAGCGCCCTCTGTACGGGTCCGCCCGTCGGCTAAGCGAGAGCGCCGAGACGGCAGAGCAGATCGCGGCGCGGCTTACCTGACGGCGCTTCCCATGTCCGGCGCCCTGGGATTCGATCCGCCCGGCCGCCAGTAATAGGCCGTCCCCTGCTCCTTCCGCGCTCGCTCTTCCATCCGCGCGAAGGTGCCGGCGGCGTCGGGGTCGACCGCCTTCTGCAGCGTGTCCCAGACCAGCCGGTCGGTCGCCAGCCGGGTATAGAACACCTCCGGCAGATACTTCCGCAACAGGTTGACCGCCTCGCGCCCGGTGTTGCTCCGCTCGCCGGCCAGCGCCTGGCTCACGTTGCCGCCGAGGAAGGCCGCGAGATCGAGCCCGAGCGCGCCGGTCGGCGACAGCAGCCGGGCGGCATCGCCCGTGCTCTTGGTCGAGAACATGGCCTTGATCTGGTCGCCGATGATGCCGCCAGCGCCGCCCTGTGCCGCGGCCTTTGCCCAGAAAAGCGGGTTTTTGTCGCTGAACATCGGCTCAGGGTCCCGGCCGCCGGCAATGTTCTTGAGCTGCAGCGCGACGGCGCCCATGACCGTGGCCTGGATCACCAGCGCCGCGATGTACTGCCCGCGAAACATCTGGCCCTCGCGGTTCATCAGGCTCTCGACCATGCGCCAGCCGTGCATGAGCCCGGCCGACATCGCGAAGCCCTTGTATTGCAGCGCCGCCCGCATGAACTCGCCCGTCACGGTGCCCGGCTGGGTTTGCCCCATCCAGAACGCCCGCGTGACGACGTTCGCCTCTGGCACCGCGATTCGCTGCTCGATGGCGATGGCGCCCAGCATCTTCAGGGCCGCCTCGCGCTCGGCCGCGGTGCCGTCGGTCGCGAGCCGGGCCGGATCGATGAAGCCGCGGGCATCCTTCGCGCCGGTGCGCAGCAGGTCCCATTCATCGGCCGTGATCCCGTAGCGGCTCAGCGTGCGGCGATCGAGGCCAGACAGCTCGGCCATGCTCTTGCCCGCCAGGTCGAACCAGTGCCCCTGAAACTCCATGCCGACGGCGTCGCGCAGGATCTGCGTGTGGTGCGCCAGCCCTTGCGCCCGCATGACGACCTCGGCCGCCCGCCCGGCGATTCGGGCCGCCCCCGACAGGCCGGTTTCGAGGGAGGCCCCGGTGCCCTTGCGGGACATCGTGTCGGAGATCGCGTCGCGCGAGGCGTCGTGCAGCCCCCGCAGGCCGTTCTCCAGGATCAGCCCGCGCCGCATCGCCGTCAGCCGGTCGGCCTTGTTGGCCGGGTTCAGGCCCTCGACGTAGCGCGACATGATGCGGGTCATGTCGAGCCCGTTCCATGCCGCCGTGGCCTGGGTGAAGGCAAAGTCCGTCGGGGCCGACAGCACCGCACCGCCGAGCTGGGCCGATACCAGCGCCGAGCGGATGCCCTGCCCGGCCAGCGCCAGCGCGTTGCTGACGGGCGTCGCGGCCTTGCCGGAGCTGTGGAAGTAGATGTCCTGCAGGTTGCCGAGCCGGCGGTCCGACAGGCCGGCCTTCCGCGCCATCTGCATCAGCACCCGCGCCGCGGCGTCGGGATCGGGCCCGAGCGTCTGGGCAAGCGCCAGGTCGCGCGCCATGCTGTCGAGGTGCCGGACCATCAGCTCGCCGATCGCGTCATCGCCCACGCCGAGATCGCGATTGAACTCGAGCCAGGCCTCATCCGAGGTCCACTCGAAGGCGCGGCGCCGGCCGTAGCGGTCCGCCATGGTCGACGACCGCACCGCCCCGGGCTCCATGCTGGCGGCACCGTTCGTGGTGATGTTGCGATAGGCCCCGGTCAGGATGTCGCGCACCTTGTCGTCGTCGACGCCAGGCCGCAGCATGGCCTCGCCGTCCTGGCTCCAGTCGCGCAGCGCCAGCTTGCCGTCGCGCCACCATCCCTCCATGCGCTCGACGAATCCGCCCTCGTCCAGCGCCCTGACCGCCAGCGCGTCGAAGTGCTGCGGCAACCGCCAGTCCTCCAGCTTGCCCACGGGCACCCCGGCCTCGCGCATCCGTGAAACCCACCAGTCGATGCTCTTCGTCCAGGCGGCAGCGGCATCCTTCGCGGCCTTGTCGGCGACGTCGCGGCCATAGAGCGCGCTGACCGTGTGGCGGGGCAGGATCGTGTTCTGCTCCAGCCCGAACTTCGTCGAGCGGACGCCCTCCAGGAAGTCCGATAGCTGGCTCTGCATCGTGGCGAGCAGCGCCATGCGCCGGCCCTCGATCGAGGCCCCGGTGCCACCGCCCCGGATGTTCTGGCCGAACACGGTTTCGAGGCCGCGGAAGAGCCCGTTGCCGTGGCTGTTGGCATCGGCCCACGCGCGATCGATCGCGAGGATGGTCTGCTGCACCTGGGCGCGGGTCGAGGTCGCCCGCTTCTCCATGGCCTTCGCGGCTTCCGTCACGGCAAAGCTGTAGGCCGACGGGCCCGCCATGCCGCGCTCGGCCGCCAATGCCTCGGCGTCTCGCATCCGGTCGCTGTATTCCTTCGCGCCCTTCTCGGAGAGCGTGCCGGCCTTCACCGCGGCGGCGAGGCAGTCGTCGATCATCGCCATCAGATGGGCGCTCCCATTGCGCAGCGTATTGCGGCCTGTGCGTCCTTCGCCATACGGTCGGAATCGGCCAGCGCGTCGGCGGCCGACATCGTCCGGCCGTTGATCTCCACCCGGAGATCGGGGCTGGCCTCGACGAGGCGCGCAACCTCCGTGTCGAGGGCCTTCTGCATTTCCGGGGTGACGGGCTGCGGCGCGGCCATCTGCTCCGCTGGCGGCGTGCGGGGTGCCTCCGGCGCGACCTCGCGGAGCATGCGGACCTGCCGCGCGAACTCGGCCCGCTGAATCGCCGTGTCCAGATCGGCCGGGGCGGCAAAGCCGAGATCCTTGGCGATGCTCGGCCCGGTCCATGGCTGATCCGGCCTGCCCGCCCATTCGAAGCCTGGCGCGAAGGCGTAGCGGTCGAGCTTGCGGCGCAGGTCCGTGACGGCCTTCTCGGCCTTCGGCGCCAGTTCGTCGCGCTTCGCCTCCAGCTTGGCGATCTGCTTCTCGAGGGCGGCGGCCTCCGCGCGCTGGGCCTTCTCGGCCTGCTTCGGCAGCCGGTCCTTCGGGTCGACCGACGCCATGATCATCTCGCGCTCGCTTTCCAGCGCCTGACGGTCTCGCCTGCTCAGTGCCGGCGCCTGTAGGTCGGTCTCGATCTCGCGCAGCCGCATGGCCGTGTCGGGGTCGAGCAGGTCGCCAGGGTTCGGCGTGCGGCTGTTGAGCTGGTCGAGCTGCGCGCGGACCTGGGCGATCTCGGCCTGCACGCCATCGAGACGCTCGAACGGGCGCGGGGCAATCTCGCGCGCGAAGGTCTCCAGTTCCCGGTCAGGAAGCGCGCGGACGCGGTCCATGGCCCTGCCCAGCCCTTCCAGGCCGCGGACGTTCACATCGTCCGGCACCGTGCGCAGGATCGTCCCCAGCGCCGTGAAAGGCGTGTCGGCCGATCGGGCAAGCCCCGAGAAGTCCGGCGCCCGGCCGCGCAGGATCGGGTCCATCGACTGCTCGACGAACCGCTCATGCAACAGCGCGTCGATGCCGAGCCGGTTCTTGCCGCTGTAGAGAACGTCGCCCTCGATCGCGCGGAAGGCGTCCTTCACCTCGAGCGGGGCCTCTGCCCTCACCTTCTCCGGCAGGCCCAGCCACTTCAGGTGCAGCGCGCGCAGGCCGGCCCCGAGCCCGCCACCGATCACCGCGGCGCCCGCGATGTTGCCCGCGATCTCGCCCGCCGTCTGAGCCGAGCCGGTATCGCTGCGGGCGAGAAAGTCGAGCCCTTCGGCGCCGGCCTGCAGCGCAGCATTGGCGCCGGCCTGGAATGCACCCTCGCGCGCCACGTTGCCGAGGAAGGTCCGCGCGACCCCGGCCGCCCCGGGAAGGCGCGTCACCGGCACGAACACGCCGACCAGGCCGTGCGGCGTCGCCGTCTCCAGCCCGGCCGCCGCCAGGAAGTTCAGGAAGCCGTTGCCGGTGCCTTCGAGGTCGCGCGCACGGCCCCGGCGCCGGTTGGCTTCCTCGCCGATGTAGCGGTCGATGTTCTCGGGATCGAACAGGTCTTCGTTGCCCTGTGCCCGCGCGAGTCGGCTGGCCTCGATGATCCTGTTGCGCCGTTCGGCCTGCACCGCCGGCTCGTTCCCGAGGCGCTGTATCTCCTCCGTCGTGACCGGCATGTACGGATTCGGCAGGGCCTCGCCCGTCACCTTCTGCAGCTCGTCGGTGGCGCGCTGCCACATGTCGCGGCGGCTGCCCTGGATCATGAAGTAGCGGTCGGGCGCGAAGGTCTCGTCCGCCGTGGCCGCCACGCGCTCGCCGAGGGTGCTGGGCAGGGCCTGCAGCGGGGCGTCGGTCGTGCCGGCGGTCTTGGAGTAGAGGTCGAGCAAGCCACCCATTACGGCGCGACTCCTTCGGTCGGGTTGGCCGGCGCGCGCTGGCGGGCACGCAACGCCGCATCGGGCAGCGGCGCCAGGCCCTCGGGGAGACGTGCGGCACGTTCCATCAAGGGGCGGAGGTCGAGCTGGTAGAGGGAGCCGTCGGCGTTCATGACGGGGCGCGGATCGCCTCCGGCGCGAGGATCAGGGATGCGGACGAAGTACCAGCCCTCGCCGTTGCGGCCGTTCGTCAGGGTGGCCCGGTTCTGGATCACGCTCGCCGTAATCGGCGTGCCCTCCTGCGTCCGCAGCCCGTCGAGGTCGCCGTCGCTCAGCGAGCGCAGGGCCTTATCGACATCGTAGGAGGTCATGCCACGAACCGGCGGCAGGAAGGCCTGGCCGCGCAGTTCCACCGGCTCGCCGACCACGGCCTTGATCGCGCCTCTCAGGACGTCGATATCGAGCCTGTCGCCCTGCTTCCCGGCGCGGTGCATCCGAGAGAGGTAGACCAAGGCAGCGCCATCCTCGACGGCGGCGCGAAGCTCCGGCGTGTCGCGGAACAGGTTGGACATCGTGTCCTTGAGGGTCGTCGACCATGCATCGCTCTTCGATTCCGGCTTCCGGGTGCTGTCGGCGTCGGCCTTCAGAATGCGGATGCCGTCGAGGATCTCATTGCCCACGGCGCGGGAGTTGGGGTTGTTCTCCGCGAAGAACGACAGCGCCGCCGCATAGCCGCGCGTCGTCCTGTTGGCCGAATCCTTGCCCGCGAGCGCAGCGGCGACACCCGGGATCGCGTCCTTCGGCAGCGCCGATAGCGCCTGCAGCAACTTCGCCTGCTGCTCCGGCGGGCCGCTATCCAGGCTGGTTTTCATCTGGGCAATCTCGGGCTGCGTGAAGGCCAACACTTCCAGGCCGCCCTGTCGCTGGCTCACCTGCTCGGCATAGGCCACGCGGGCCGCGAGGTCCGAAGCGGCCGGCAAGGGCCCGAGGTCGCGGCTGTAGACGCCGGCCCCATACGCGAGGGCATCCTTCGCGAAGCCGGCGGCCTGCTCGCGCTTCACCCTTTCCAGGGCGTCGAGCTGCAGGATCGCGGCGTTGGTCTGCTCGCCGCTCTCGATCCGGGTTTTCATATCTGCTGCCGCTTGCGAGAGCTGGGCGGCCGGTGCCTGCCCTGCCGCCTGTGCTGCGACCTGTGCGTTGAACCAGTCCTGAACCTCGCGTGCCTTCGCGAAGTCGCCGCCCTTCATGAAGCCATCGACGACGCCGCGCGCCTTCTTCTCCATCGTGTCCATGCGAACGCCGTTGGTGGCGGCTGTCCTGAGCGCGGCGAAGTCCTCGCCGGCAGCCTTGGCGGCATCGGCGGCATCCTTCTTGTTGGCCGTGTTCAGTGCCGACATCAGCGCGCCGCCCTTGCCCGGCGCAAGCGATGCCGCGACCGTGCGCATCAGCTCCTCCTGGGCAGACTTCGGCGCCTGCGCGAAGCTGAGCAACTGGTCTTCCATCGACGCCAGCAGCCGGTAGGTGACGGCCTCCGACTTCTCGCCGGCCGCGTCGAGGCCGTCGGCAATGTCCCCCAGCGTGTTCTTCTTGTACGAGCCCGGCGCCGCGACCATCGTCTGCAACGTCGCCTCGCCGAGGTCCCGAAGCCCCTTGATCTGGGCCGTCCGCGTCGCCTCCAGCGTGGCGCTTTCCCGGTTCAGCCGGGTCGCGATCGACGCTTTCACCGCGGGCGTGAGGCTGGGATCGTTCATCGCCGCCAGGACGAGCCCGCCGGTATTGGCCTTGTCGAAGCCGACGCCCTGTGCGGCGGCGTAGCCCTGCACCTTCTGCAGGTAGTCCCTCGTTTCCTGTGGCACCTTCGAGGGGTCGGAGCCGGCTTTGACCCACCTGTCGACGTTGCCCGGGCCCCAGTTGTAGGCCATCAGCGCCAGCCGCTGGTCGCCGTTGTATTTCGTGAGTTGCTGCCCGAGATAGCGGACGCCGCCCGCGATATTCTGGTCGGCATCATGCGGGTCCTTCACGCCGAGATCGCCCGCGGTGCCCGGCATGAGCTGCATCAAGCCGCGTGCACCGGCCTTGGAGACCGCGCCCTTGTCGCCGCCGCTCTCCTGCGCCAGCACCGCCGTCGCCAGTACCGGGTCGACGCCATGCTCGGCCGCCGCCCTCTGGACCTGCGGGATGTACTGCCTCACCGCCTGCGGCAGGCCGGGCGCGCCCTTCTGGAGCAGCCAGTCCTCGCCCTCCACCTCTGTCCGCGTCGACTTGATGGCCGAGGCGAGCCGGATGCTGTCCTTCTCGTCGAGCCTGTCCTTGACCCTGTCGTACAGGGCGAGCGCGGACCGCTTCTGGTCGTTCTGAAGGCGCTGGGCGATGACGGTCGAGTAGACATCCGATCGCGCCTTGGCCGTCATCGCTGTCTCGGCTTCAGTGCCCTCCAGGCCGGCGAGCTTCGCCTGTGCCTTGGCGGTATCCTCGGCCGCCAGCGCCAGCCCGTCGATCTTGTCGACGTCGTTCCAGTCCAGCGCCGCCTGATTGCGGATCAGCGCCTGCTTGCCCTCCGCAACACCCTTCTGCCACTCGACGGCCTGGGTCGAGACGTGGCGCGAAATCCCGCCGTTCGCTTCCACGATCTGCGCGCCGAGGATCTTTTCGAGCCGCCGGCGCTGCGTGGCGTTGGCGGCGTTGCCGATGGCTTCCTTCTTCAGCTCGAGCAGCTTGTCGGTTGCCGCCTGCGCGCCGTCGATCGCGTTCTGCCCGCGCTTGCGATAGAAGGCGTCCTTGTCGGTGTAGAGGGTGAACTGAGAGCCCGACATGAAGCCGTTGGCCAGCTCCTGCACGCGCGCCTCGTTGGCCTCCTCCATCATCGACAGGGCCATGTTGCCGGTTGTTTCGGCAGCCCTTTCGACGTAGGCGCCGGCCACCTGCATGGCGCGGGCGTTGCCCTCGGTCTGGGCGGCGTTGCCGAAGGCGCCCACCGGGGCATTCATCGGCACGCCGGCATTCGGCGCCGGGCGGCCCTCGATGGTCGGCAGGTTGTAGGAGCGAATGACGGACATCAGTAGGTCATCCCTGTTCCGGATCCCACACCATCGCCCGAGGCCGCTGGATTGTTCATCTGGAAGCGCCTCCACTTGTCGCTGAGCGTCGAAGCGCCCGACAGCAGCGAAGCCCCCGCCCCGAGATAGTTCGGCGTATAGGTCGAGTTCGCGGCGCGGGTGGTTTCCAGCGCCGCCGTGTTCCCGTAGCCCAGCGCCTGCACCTGGTAGCCGTAGGCCTCGCGCGCGGCGTTGGCGCGGATGGTGCGGGCGTCGAGTTCGCCGGTCGCCGCGGTGTCGCCCAGAATGTCCGTCGGGCTGCCGTCGAGGTCGGTGCCCTGCCCGGCAAGCGCGGCCGTCTGCTGGCCGATCTGCTGGGCCGTGACGCGGCGGCGGTTGTCCTCGGCGACCTGCCCGCGCTGGAGGGCGTCCGCCTGCTGCCGGCGGGCCAGCTCCTGGTTCTGCTGGGCAACCTGCGCCTGGTAGCGGGCCTGTGCGGCGTTCGCACTCGCGGCCTGCGCCTGGGCCTGCTGCTGGCCCACCATGCCGACGACGCCTAGGCCGGTGCTGAGAGCCGTGGCGCTCAGCGAGATGATGGCGGCCGTGCTGAGACCTGACATCGTTACGTCTCCTTGCGCGACATGAGGTTGTCGATCTCGTCGGTGAACTCCCGCTCGGCCGCGTCGGGATCGCGGGCATCGCTGGCGAAGATCATGGTGAGGTGGGTATCCGTCAGGGCGACCAGCGCCTGCTTGCGCCCGGCTGCGGCCTGCAGGACGTGGTAGCCGTGCAGCTCGATGGGGCCGCCTTCGGTGTGGACGATGGCGGCGCCGTTGACGATCAGGATGGTGGGGATCTTGATCAGCACGCCCGTGATCACCGCCCCGGCCGGGATGAGGACGGTTCTCGCGTAGACGCCCGCATGGAAGACGTGGTCCGTCCTGATCTCGATCTGGGGCATGGCGCCGACCATTGTTTCGAGTTGCCGCACCTTGTCGATCGTCGCGGGGCTCATGGCCGCGATGTGAGGGCGGGCAATGGCGATGTCGTTCATTGGCCCACCGCCTTGAAGAAAACCCGGTTCGTCTCGGCGTAGCCGACGCGCGGCAGCACCTTGAACAGGTCGCCCTCGAACGGTGCGCTGACCAGCAGGCCGGGCGAGCCCAGCTTCGCTGCCAGTTCCTCGGCCGCCTTCAGCAGCTTCAGGCCGGCGCCGGTCGAGCGGTGCGCCCTGGCTACGAAGAAGCTCTCGCTGACGGCGACGGAAATGCCGTAGTGCGGCAGCGGCGCGGCCAGCACGGTAATGAAGCCGATCAGGGCCTCGTCCTTCCACGCGGCCAGGACGTGCAGAAGGCCCACGACGGCAAGGTGCCGGTATGTCTCCATCTTGGCCGACGGCGGCGGCATGCCCTCGATCGCGGACTCAGCGGCGTATTCCTGCAGCAGCGCCTCGAACGTCGGCGCCGCCTCGAGTTCGGCCACGGTGCTGGGGCGGATCATGCGGCCTCCTTCAGGGCGAGCCGGAACCAGCCATTGCCCAGCACGAACGGCTCACCGATGGCGAAGCCCAGCCAGCGCAGCCAGCGGATCGCGGCGTCATAGCGAGCGTCGACCACGTTGCGCAGCAGCGGGAAGATGGTGAGCCAGTGCGCCACCATGCGGCGGGTCTCGACCATGAAGGCCCGGCGGTTCGTGGCGACCAGCGGCGAGCCGAGCAGCCAGGGAACGCCCGTCGAGCCGATGAGGCTCAAGGGCGCCACACCGGCCATGCAGATGATCCGGCCCTCTTCGCGGTAGGTCCATGCCTCCTGAGCAGCGGCGAGGCTCTGCAGCAGGCCGTCGACCGGCTCGACGCCCAGCGCCAGCACCTCTGCCCGATCCTCGGCACGCAGCAGCGGCGCCAGCTCGCGGGCGTCGTCCTCGGTGGCGGGGAGCATGGTGATCATCAGAGCTTCATGAACACGTTGACGAAGGACGACGGCTGCATCGACGAACCGGCATCGGTCGTGAAGGCGTGCCCGTGTGGGTTGTTGGCGACATTGATGCCCGACGCAGATGCGCTGAACGTGCCGCCATTGGAATCGCCGGTCGTGCCCGTGTGGGTGTGGGTTTCCGTGCCGGCCTTGTCGCCCAGAGTGCGCGACGTGAGGCCGCTGCCAGCACCCGCGACGACCAGCGCCCGGCCGAGCATCGCCGACAGGGTGATCGTCTTGTTGGCGGCGAAGTCGGCCGCAGCACTCGCGCCGCGCCCCGTAGAGACCGGACAGATGCTGTTGCTGAAGGTGTTCCACAGATGGGTGAACAGGTCGGCGGTGTCGGCGTTCGCGCGGGTCGTCCCGCCGCTGGAGGCATTGCCGATCGTGCCGTCGTCGACCTTCACCCACCCGGAAAGAGCGGTCGTGGCGCGCGAGCTGATGCGATAGTCGCCGGTTTCCCAGACCGCGCTGGCCGGCGAGAGCCACGCCGCGGCACTGCCGCTGATCCCGAGGAACTGCCCGCCGGTGCCGCGCGCGAGCCGGATATAGGCCGAGCCGTTGTGGGTGAGGATGTCCCCCGCCGTGGTCAGCTTGTCGAGCCCGCCGAGGCTGGCCTGCAGCGCCTGGATCAGGGCGTAATTGCTCTGCTCCGTCGCCGGGTCGCTGATGCTGCTCACGGTGTAGCGCCCGACGATCTCGGCGAGCTGCTGCATCTGCATCGTGATCAGATCGAGCCGGGTTTCGACCACCTCGGGGTAATAGCCGCCCTGGTTGGCGAGCACGGTCGTCTGCGTGTAGGGCACCGTCCGCACGATGGTCAGCTTCGTCCCCGTCGCGATCGGCGAGCCGGTCAGCGGATAGGTGACGCTGCCGCCGGAGCGGCCACCGATGCCGGTCACGCTGAACTGGCTGGCCGACAGGGTCGTCTCGACGTCGTCGGCGTCGGTGTAGATCACCGTGAGGTGCGAGGCGTCGAGGATCGGGAAGGTGTAGGCGAACGACGTCGCGCTGGCATTGCCGTTGTGGATGACTTTGTTGGTCGTGGTCGTGAGGGCCATGGATCAGGCTCCGGCTTCGATTCGGGGGATGATGGCGACGACGGTCGCGGGGAGCGGGTTGGCCTGGCGCACGAAGACCCGGCCCTGCGCGTTCCATGACGGGTCTATCAGCACCCGCTCGTCGCCGGTCGCCAGCATCGTCGGATAGCCGAACGTCTCGCCCTGCCGCTCCTTGATGTCGACGAGGCGGTCCGAGGTCGGCCCGGCGCTGAGGCCTCGGGTATCCTTCACCCGCAGCACCACCTCGCCGATGACCTTCTGGCGGCCCTGCAGGGTCGGTTGCCCGGCCTCGATGTTCAGCGTCTCCAGATCGCAGGTGTAGGCCAGCCCCGCCACCACCCGCCCGCAGGCGCGGGGCAGCGTGATCGTGCCGTTCGTGACCGTGGCCGCCGGCTGCACGGACCCGTCGCCGAGGATCGCCAGCTCGCGGCCCTCCAGATGCCACAGGCCGCCCAGGGTCAGGGTGGCCAGCGCCCAGTCGGAAACCGCCGTGGCCTGCAGGGAGGTGTGCGGCGCCGTGTCCAGCGTGGCGCTGACATGGGTCGTATCGGTGTAGGCCGTCACCGTGACCGTGACCTGGTTCTGCCCGCTGCGCAGGATGTACTTCGCGCCGACCGAGGCCGCGGTGAAGGGCGTGTGCCCGGCCGCCGTGACGGTGACGGTCGCGCCCGCCGTCCACGTCGCGCCGCTGAGCGCCAGCGTGTCGCCGGTATCGGTGTTCCAGCCGTTGTAGCCGACGCCCGAATCGACGCACCACGCCGAATAGACGTCGGGGAAGTAGCGGCTCGCCATGCGCTCGATGTAGCGCACCGTCTGGCCGCCCACCGTCCGCTTGACCGCGAGATAGAGGATCGTCTCGCTGCCCTCCTGCACCGTCGCCACGCTCTCGACGATGCCATCGGTCACATGCCGCGACCAGGCGTAGACGTCGTGCTCCTTCAGGTAGGTGAAGCCCAGCAGGACGCCGTCGGAGCGCACGCACCAGATGATGCCGTCGGGATCGCGGGCATAGGCCCATTCCTCGATGGTCTTGCCCTCGAACAGGTGGCCGGCGAGGATCGAGAGGTTGCGCCCCTGGAAGCTGTCGGACGCGAACTCATAGGCGACATCGCGGACCTTCTTGCCCGAGGCCGTGACATAGACCGCGCTGCTCTCGGTGCCGATCGGCGGCACGTCGGAGACGCCCTCGTAGCTCTGCGGCTTCACGGAACAATTGGCCGGGGTCATCACATCGGCCTGCGCGCCGGCCCAGGCCTTCCACACCGCGCCCGAGGTCCAGACGAGCAGGACGTTGAGGCTCAGCAGGTGGCGAATCTCGTTCACTTCGCGCGAGGCGATGGTGCGGGTGATGGCGTCGCTGTCCTTGGACGGCGTGCTGGTGTTCATGTTGTTGAAGGCGGCCGAGGCCGACGAATAGAGCGTCTGCGGCTTCTGGTTGGTGCGGGCGTACCACTGCCGGCCCTCGTGGTAGGTCGAGCAGCCGGGATATTTGTCGGCGGCGTCGAAGGGGTTGCGGTCCTCCGGCGGCGTGTCGGAGGTGTCCGGCGCCACGGTGGTATCGGTGAAGCCCGTCGCGCCGTCGCCGGACCGGCCGATGAAGCCATAGATCCCGTTCTTGCCCTTGTAGACGTTGTAGGAGTTGGCGCCGGCGGCGTTCGTCCAGGTGATGGTCGAGGTCTGGATGCCGGACGAGACCGAGGCCGAGGCAACCGATTCCTCGCCGGTTTCCTCGCTGACGGCCGTGACGACATAGTCGAAGCTTGAGCCGGCCGAAGTGGTGGCCAGCGCCGTCGGCGGCTGCTGCGTCGGGGCATAGGTGATGGCGGTCAGGGACCATGAGGCATGGCCGCTGCGGGTCAGGTTGCGCGGGGCGTAGGACGGGTGGGTGAGCGTCATCGTGTCGGCGCTCTGCACGAACTTCAGGCGCGGCAGATCGGCCGTCACGTAGGGCGTCGCCAGGGTATAGAGCCGGGCCACCGTGCCGCCCGAGGTCCAGGTGCCGTAGCCCGAGGTGTCGATGCCCACGGCAAAGGTGGTGGCGCTGAGGGCCGTGATGGCGAGCTGGCGGCGGTTGATCTCCGTCATGCCCGCGACGTCCTGGATGAACACGGTATCGCCGGTCGAATAGCCGTGCGCGCCCGAAGTGCTGACCACCCCGGGATTGTTCCGGGTGATGCCGGTGATCGTCACGGCGCTTTCGAGGACGTGGCCGCCGTCCTTGATCACGCGCATCTGCTGGTCCCCGAACTCCAGCACGTAGGTCTGCTCGGTGTTGAAGGCGAAGGGCACCAGCCGCGGGCGCTTGGCGGCGTTCAGCACCTGCCCGACAAAGCCCGTCCCTGCCCGGGTCGAGGCGCCGCCGAACGGGTGGATGAAAAAATTTAGACACGTGGCCAAGCCAACTTGATATTTTGCCAAGTCAACTCTGCCGTGCAGAGCGGGTGATAATTCCCCAGCGGCAAAACTTGGAAGAACTAGCGGCATCGGCATGGAAGCCTCTCATGCAATCCGCTAAAGTGCGGAGCCGAGCGGCGCGCCAACGCCAACCCGGCCCCTGACCTAAATCGCTGAAAGGAGCGACCCCGGCTATGTCCAAGTCTCACAACATTTACGCGAAACGCAATAGCCCTCTGACTGAGCGGCTTTCCCTTTATGCCAAACCAGACCCCAGCGGCTGCACGATCTGGACGAAGAGTCGAGACCGTTTCGGGTATGGCTACGCCAGCGTTAAGGGCCGTCGCATCTACATGCATCGATTTGCTTGGGAGACGGTTAATGGCCCGATTCCCGCCGGCCTTTGCGCCCTGCACAAGTGCGACAACCCGCCTTGCTGCAATCCAGACCACCTGTTTATCGGAACGCGGCGCGACAACAATGCTGACAAGATGGCCAAGGGGAGACAGTCGCACGGGGAACCCCATGCGCATCGCGGCTCCAGTCATGGCCACGCCAAACTGACGGAGCAGGATGTGATTGCGATCCGACGCGACTGGATTTCTCACGAATCCGTTGCCGCGCGCTATGGCGTGAGCGCGTCTCTGATCTCGATGATCAGGGCTAGAAAGATTTGGACGCATATCTAGGCGAACCATCAGCGATACCCGCCGAGCCAGCCGAAGGGGGCGTCTTCGTAGCCGCGCACGGCCAGCGATTCGGAGACCTGAAAGCGATCCGTCGACGACTGTTCGTTGGCGCTGTCGGCCATGGCTTTCTCGACGCGGTCCTGTGCGTGGCGCGCGAGGCGCTCGGCAAGGTCGGCCTTCTGGGTGATGGCGTGCGCAGTGGCGGCGGCGAGGCAGTCCACGAATGCCAGGATGAAGGCCGAACTGAATTGCGCCGGATCCGTGACCCGCTGGCCGAAGACCGCCGTCGTGATCGAATCGTTGCAGAGCAGGAACTGATTGACGCCGTCCGACGCGATCTCGAACGGGATCGCCAGGCCGTTCCAGCGGTGCCAGTACCAGCCGCCCGCGAAGTCGAGCCGCCACATCTTCAGGCAGTCCGCCGGGTAGGCGTAGCTGTAGGCCCAGCGCGCCGGCGGCGTCCCCGAGGACGACAGGGCGCGCGTCACGCGGTTGAAGTTGAAGTCGAGCATGCCCTGCAGGTCATCGCGGATCGTCGCGTACCAGAGGTTGATCTGGCGGGCCTCGGTGCTGTTCTCGGTCAGGTCGGCGATCGTGGCGCGCGTGCCGAGCCGCGAGAGCGCCATGTTGGCGATGTCGACGTCGGTGGCCATCAGGAATCCCTCTTGGCAACGGCCGCGCGCAGGGTGACATCCTTCGCCGCCGAGCCGCTTGAGCTGCCCAGCCAGTAGGACAGGACCATGCCGTAGCCGGTGGCCGCCGAGCCGCCGAGCAGCAACAGCGCCTCCTTCATGCCCTCCGGCACGTTCTTCGCGAACAGCATGTAGACGAAGCCGGCGAACACGACGATCGCCAGCACGGACACGATGGGCGAGCCCCAGGCGATGGCGCTGCCGGCCTTGGCAAGCTCGACGGTCTGCGAACGGGCGGACGCCACATCGGCGATGCGGGCGTTCAGTTCCTCAAGCGCCTGCCGGTTCATCTGAGCTTCATGGTTCCGGGCGTCGGCCTCGGCTTGAAGAACGGCCATCTTGAATTGAAGCGCAAGGTTCGGATCGGCGGCAACCGCCCGCTCGATGCCGTCGGCGTCCGTGGTGCCGAGAATGTCCTGCGCGATGCCGGTGATCTTCGATACGGCGTTGCCGGTCTTGTCGCCCATCAGCCAACTAGCGACTGTTGGAGCAATCCCCAATAACAGCGGAATCAGTGGCATCGCTGGCCTCCATATTCAATTTTCAGTAGAATAAAGGCGGGCTCAAGGAGCGTCGGAAGCGCCCCATTGAGCCCTAACCACCACCGCTGAAACGGAGCAGGTAGATGGCTGATACGACTCCTAGCAAATGGCACGTCACGCGCAATTGGCCCGCAGTAGAAAAACTGGCGCACTACTCCGCGCCCGGACGAAACGGGTGCGTTCTGTTCACTGGAACACTCGACAGGGATGGCTACGGACAACTCACGATCCTTGGGAGAATCCGTAAAGCCCACCGCCTTGCATGGGAGGTGGCGAACGGACCCATCCCGGCCGGCCTTGTTGTGTGCCACGCCTGCGATGTCCCGAGGTGTATCAACCCCAACCATCTCTTTTTGGGGACACAGGCAGCCAACATGGCGGACAAGGGCGCGAAGAAGCGGCAGCCACATGGCGAGGCCCAATACATGGCGCGGCTGGACGCTGCACAAGTGCGCGCGATCCGCGAGGCCGCAGGCACGATGCGCTCCATTGGAGAGGCGCATGGCATCGCGCCCCAGACCGTCTGGAAAATCCGCAAGAGGATGATTTGGCGCCATCTTGACTAGGCGACGGTCGGCGCCAGGCCGAGCAGCAGGGGGATGAGCGGCATCAGAGGTTCCTTTCGTAGGCCGCCGCCATCAGGCCGGCATAGCGATCGACCTGCCCCAGCCCGTTGTAGCGAGCGGCGAAGGCGTGCCAGTCCTTGCGGCGCAGCGCGTCGACCAGCACCGCGTCGGCGTTGATGAAGCGCACGAAGGCGTCGAGCTGGCCCGCGTCCGTGCCCATCGCCTCGCGCATGGCCTGCGGGCTCTCGTAGCCCAGCGTCCGCCAGTGAAAGCCCATGATCTGATAGGCGCCCCAGCTCGTCGACTGGATGGCCGCGCCCTCGTCCAGTGCCGCGGCTTCGTCGAACTGCACCCACGCCTCGCCCTGGTTGCGCGCGGCCAGCGACGGCGTCCACGCACGGCACGAGATATGCGGGTGGCTCTCATTGAACTGGTAGCCGGTGAGCTTGCCGAACCAGTGGGCCTCGAGCCGGATGATCGGCAGCCCGTCGCGAAAGCCGCGCCCGCTGCTCTCGACCTCGGCGATGGCCTTCACGGCGGCAATCTCGACGCCGATCCGGTCGGCCGCTGACTGATAGTCGATCATGGATTGCCCCTCACTGGCGGCGGCGGGTTGCGGTTCTCCACCATTCGATCAAGCTGCCGCCCTACGCGCTCGACCTCTGCCTTGGTGGCCTTGCTGTCGGCGCGCAGCTCGATCAGCGCGGTTTTCATGGTGTCGAGCGTCTCGGTGGCCTTTTCGTCGCGCATCTCGCCCTTGTCGACACGCTGAGCGAGCGCCTTGATGTCGGACTGCAGCGCCCCCCAGGTCGTGGCGAGCGCGATCACACCGATAGCGATGGTGATGTAATTGCCGGTTGAAACCCGGTTCTCGAACTTCGGCGATTCCATCTCGCTCATAGACACCCGCCCTCAGTCTTGTAGTGGTTGGTCATGCGCCGATGTCCACGGTGTCGGGTCGAAGATCAGGCGCTTTGCAGGTTCGTTCACGGCCCGATTCTCCTTTGGTTACGGCCCGTAGACCGGGACGCGGCGGCGAGCCATAGCGCGCACAATCGACGGGCTCATAGCCGTCAGTTCCGCCGCCGTCGCCGCCACGTCCATATAGAAGCACGCCGCGATTTCGAGTGATTTGGCTGTCCCGTTCCCCCACCCCGTATCGTAGCCGTTACCAAGGATGATCGGGCGTCCGGACGGATTGATCGTCTGCCCGGTATCGGTGATGTTACCGGCTCCCGCAGGGGTCATGCCGTAGATGGACGCCACGCGGGTTGTCGCTGTCTGCGACAGGCCCATGAGCAGATATTTCTCACTGGAGATGGTCGTGTTGTTGTAGCGCGTGGTCAAGGTCGTTCCGCCCAGCGCGCCTGTGCGCGTGCGGAATTGCACGCCCGTCACAGCGGTTTCCTTGATTATGTTGAAGCCACGATCCGTGGTGGTCGGGGTCGCGCAATGAGCGAGCATCGTGTTGCCTTGGCCCGCCGTATACTTATTGCGGACGACGAGGATCAAGGTCATGGGATTACTGTCCAAAACCGGAAGCTCGATGCCTTGAAACAGAGACGTCCGGGGCGAGGTAATCATCTGGTTCGCTTCGTACGTCGGCTCAAAGCCCAGCCGCGTTCCGACACCGTGGCTGGACTGATACACCTCAGTCAGAGAGTAACCACCCTCAAAGCTATTCCCCTGGAAATACCAGCCCCACAAGGTCGCGCCGCTTGGCAGCGGGGCGATGGTCGGCGGCGTCTTGGGCCATGCAGACGAGCCGATCAGCCCGTTGGCGAGTGCGTCGCGGCTGAGCGTGCGGCGAAGCTTGAAGGTTTCGAGGGCCATCAGACGTACACCCCAGGCATCTCGAATGCAGGCGCCCAATGCCAAGTCGGTTTGGCAACGCTATCGACCGTGATGGTCGTCGCTGTGCTCTCGCGGAAGTTATGGGTGCAGGACTGGAACAGCTCGGGGCGGCCGGTGTATCGCAGGCCCATGCCAGCCCAGAAATTCCCTACGGGTGCGCGAGCGGGGACACAGACAAACTCGCTGCCGTCAACCGACCAAGTAGATAGGGCAATATCCCCGCTGTCGTCGCGTAGATGAGCGCCATATTGCGTCGCCTCTCCTATGTTCGTCGTGTCGATCACCAGAGGCAACGTCGGAGCCGTGAAGGGGAACCTAAGCTCGCCGTTCACGTAGCGCGGAGAGCTTGGCTTCAGCGAGTCCGGCTCGCGGCCCTCAATGAGAAGCTGCTTCGTGGCCCGCCCAAAGTAATAGGCAGCGACCGCCACGCCGACGCCGCTCCAGTGACGCTCGTCGGTGTAGTCCAGCGCCTGCGAATTGAAGACGTAGCGCATCAGCGGGTGTTGCTGACACATATCCCAGATGGCCCGCTGCGGACCATCACTGATGGACGTGCCGCGTGGATACTGCCCCATCAGCGTGAAGGCTGGATAACGGCGCCCGTCGATGACGCGAGTGCGCTCATCGAACGCCTGCGCAATGTTTACGGTGTTACGAGACACAAACTCGTCGTAGGGCATACTGGCCGCGCTTTCGGGGCCGCCAACCATCCAGAAAAGCACGCGCGCCTGATACGCTTTGGTGGCGGCTGCGCTGAAATCAAAGCCAGCCTGCACATGCGGGATGAGTACCAGCCCGAACTGATCGGAGCCGTTTTCAAGCTGGGATAGATCAAACCCCGGCATGGCCGGCACCGAGCCGAAGCACTGGTTGTCAGCGATGGCAATGGCGTCTTCCGCCAACGCGAGGTCGACAAAGTGCTTCATGGCAAGCGTTGCCATGCTCTCGCCAAGCTCGGGATTACTGTCAAACGACGTATCCGTCTCGAACGATGCGACTTCCGACGTGGCCGCCCCGGTGCCTCCCGCGACCATGCGGGGGCCGGTGTCGCCTGTGAAGTTGGTCGCAACCGGCGCAACCGCCGTCTGCACCGCCAGCCGCCCCGCCGCCTGCGAATTACCGTAGATGACGAATCCGGTGCGTTCCGCGCGAGGGAAACGCTTCAGAACATTCGGGATCGGCACGCTGTAGGTCAGGTCTTCGCCCTGCATGATGCGGCCCGACAGGTCGCAGATCCTCACGCTGAAGTCCGTCTGGACATCCCGTTGGTACAACTCGGCCTTCTTCCGCCGAGAGAAGAGAGCCGGGTGCATTACAGCAGTACGATCGTGATGACGCGGTCGGCGGCCACTGTGGACGGCGAGGCCGCCGTGCCACCCCGGACCTTCATATACTTGACGCTCTGCCAATAGTCGTAAGCCAGGGGGATGCTGTTGCGCGCGAGAGACGAATCGGTGGCGGCGATCTCCAACCCCTCTACGTCCTTGGCAATCTTGTAGTTGGTCCCGTCAGTCGAGACTTCAAACGTGACAGTGGTTGGATCGAACGTGTCGGGAAGCTCTATGCGACACGCGATACGCCCGCCCAAATTGACCGCGGCGGAAAGGCTCTGTCCGCTCGTGATGGTCGCGGTGGTCGTGCTGTGAGACGCGGTGCCATAGGTCACCGGCAGCGGCTGATCGTCAGCTACTGGAACGGCGCCGCCGGAAGATCCCTGCTGCGCACGCTTGACGAAAGAGATGCCGTTCATGTCACGACGCCTTCATGCTGGGGTAGAGCTTGGCCGGATCGGCCTGCGTCCTGGCCTGCGTGAGGTCCATGTCGGTGATCTGGACCGACATGCACTCGTCCTTTTCGGCGGCGCCGTCCTTGCCTTCCCGCTCGTACTGGGAGCCGGACACGACGCGCGCGAGGGCCCTGATCTCGACGGCGGTGCCGATCTCCATGCTCTCGACGCCTAGCAACTGCATGGTCTCGTCCTCGATCTGAAGCGTGAGGCCCCAGGGATAGACCGGCGGCTTGGGGTCCTTCATGTCGACGACCTCTTCGGAACGCTGTTCCGCGGTCAACTTCATGCTCTTGAGCGCCATGGTGCCTCCGGATGGAAGTCGGGGCCGGTCTTGCCGGCCCCGAGGGGATCACTGCACCAGGACGGCCGGTGCGCTGGGATCGGCGGCCTTGACCGGCGCACCATCGCCGCGGCCACCCAGCGGATCGCCGAAGATTGGCGCCTCGGTGGTGCTGGTTCGGCTGTTGCGCTCCTCCCACGGGACCAGCGAGTTGCCGGGCTCTCCTGCCCAGAGAACGCGCGAGCCCACGGGATGAAGCTGCACGCCGTCGTAAAAGGGATTGTCGACGACGACGTACTGGCGAGGCGCGCGCGCCCCGGCGTTGGTGTCGGCCTTGGCCATTGATCAGTCTCCGGTTAGCTGACGGTGAAGCCCGACGCGTAGGCCGTGTTGGCCTGCCGGTCGTCGGCCAGGAACGCGGTGAACTTGCCGGCCGTCAGCGGGCCGGTGGCCACCGTGTAGTAGACGCGCAGGTAGCGCTCGACGCCGAACGGAACCTTGACGCGCAGGACCTCCGTGCCGACGGTCAGGGACGCCTTGCCGATCGCCGCCGTGCCGGCGAGCGTTGCGGCCGAGCTGAAGCCCGAGTTGTCGTCGGTTTCCAGCGAGAACGTCACAGTTGCGGAACCGGAAGCGGTCGCCGCCTCCGTGCAGAGGATCACCAGTTCCAGCGCCTCGCCGTTGCCGATGTCTCGGGTGGCGCCGAGGTCGATGATGTCGGTGGACGCAGCGCTGGCGGTGACCGCCTGCTCCGTGCCGAAGGTGTTGAGCTTGTCGTACATCATGATGTGGATTCCTTTCCTGGGCTGCCGCTTACGACACGGTCGCTTCGGCGAGGGTGATCTGGTCGACCTTGCGGATGGGGATGCCACCGAAGCTGTCGAAGAAGCGGCCGTCGCTCTCGTCGAGCGTGCGGCGGATGTTGGTGTTGTTGGTCGTGGCCGCGACCGAGGCGCCGAGGTTGCGCTGGATGTCGAGCCACTGCTTCGTCGTCCGGTTCATGTAGAACGCCGGGCGGCACATCTTGATGTTCGGGATCTTGTTGATTGCCCGCATCATCAGCTTGACGAGGTCGGCCGGGGTCGAGCCCGCGAGGTCCGACACGTCGATGTTGCCGATGCGCACGACATAGCGCCAGTCGCGCACCGTCAGGCCGCAGTCCCACTTGTAGTGGGTGCGGTAGCCCTGGTAGCGGGTGCCGATCGCATCGAGGATCGTCTGCTCGCCGAGGTCGCGCATCGACAGGCCAGCCTTGCTGCCTTTCGGGAAGATGCCGTGCACGGTGAGATCGCCCCAGCCGACCAGCCAGATCGACGTGTTGTCGGAGCCCGAGCCGCCGCCGCTGATGAAGTTGTTGGCGGTCTGCGAAGTCGAGGCCGACGTCGTGTTGTAGCGCGGCGCGAACCCCATGATGCGCTCGGGGTTGGTGCTGGTGTTGCCGTACATCAGCATGCCGGCGAACTGCTGCGTCAGGCCTTCCATGAAGGCGCGGTCCTCGGAGAGGCGATAGGCGGCGGTGTTGCCGTTCAGGTCGGCCAGCGCCTTGTCGATCTCGGAGTAGGTCTCCAGCATGCCGCAGGTGTCGGTGATCTGGACGGCCGTGCTCTTGGTCGGCGCGACGCCTTCGTTGAACCGGCGCCAGGTGCCGGTCGGGAGGGTCGTGCGGACGCTGGTGCGGTGGCCGGTGGGCAGATTGCCCTCGACCCACACCATGTCGTCGGTGATCTCGTTCATCTGCGACAGAAGCTCGATCACCTGCGCGGTGCTGCCGTCGGGGTCGACGACCTTGGACCAATCGGCCAGGGTCGGGTTGGTCACTGCAAGCGTTGCCATGATTCAGGGTTCCTAGTTGTGCTGGGTGTTCGGATAGAAGGATTTGGGATCCAGCGCGCCGTTCCCCCGCCCGGCATTGCCGGAGACGAACGTGTCGTCCTTGATCGCCTGCGAGACCTTCACCATTCCGCGAATGAGGCCGGGGTGGTTCGTGAACCCCATGCTCTCGAGGTAGGTGACGGTGTCCTTGTCGAAGACCTGGGCCAGCGCCGTCTTGGCGTCGCCCAGAGCCTCGGCGGTGAACTCCTTCTCGGAGGTCGCCTTCCACTCGCCGGTCTGCTTGGACCAGTTGGCCGCGGCGCTGTCGTTGACAGCCTTCGCGATGGCCTTGTCCCGCTCGACGGTGAAATCGATGAGCTTCTGCGCCTGGTCGGGGCTGATCTTCTCGCCCTCGAACAGCTTGATGGCGTCGGCAAAGACCGGGTCGTCGGGCTTGTATCCCTCGGGCAGCTTCAGGGCGGTGTAGTCGGCCGGCGCGTCGGCCTTGGTCTCGGTCTCGCCCTTGGTTTCCGTGGTCTCGGTCGCCTTCGTCTCGGACGTGGCTTCCGCGCCCTTCGTCTCGGTCGTCGCGGTCGTCTCGGCCGCCTTGGTCTCGGGCGCCGTGGTTTCCGTGGTCGTGGTCTCGGTGGTCGTCGTGGTCTCGTCAGCCATCGTCCTGCTCCTGCGCGGCCAGCTCGTCGGCCAGTTGCTTCTCGGCCGCGGCGGCGCGCGCCTCGGTCGTCATGAGTTCGGTCATCAGCGGGCAGTGCTGCTCGATCTGGCCCAGCAGCTCGATCCCGATGGAGCGGCGGCCGGCCATGTAGTCCTGATGGCGCTGCGCCTCGGGCCCGCCCGGGATGTAGCCGTCGCCCCGGAGGTCACAGAGGCCCAGCAGGCCGTTGACGAAGCGTCGGCCCGGTGCTGTTTCCATCACGGCGCGGACATCGTCGGCCGTGCGCATGGTGTCGAGCTTCTCGCGCTTCTCGGCGTCGCGGACCTGCTTGACGTCGTTCGGATCATGCATGGGCTACAGCCCCAGGACCGTCTGGAGGGCATTCCTGCCGCCCCCGACGTCCGTCTCGCTGAGCGTCTTGGCGCCATCGGCCGCGGTCGTGGCCGTCGCCATCGCCTGAGCCGCCTGCTCCTGCTGCGCGCGGGCTTGCCGCATCTTCGCCACCTGGTCGTCGCTGACCACGATCGCCGATGGGGCGCCGAGCTTGTCGGCGTAGACGTCCATGGTTTCGTCGGCGTTGAGCTTGTCCAGCACCTCGGGCTTGCTCGCCGCGATGCTGCCCGCCATCGCCCACAGACGCTCCACGGACCCGAGATCGGCCGCCTTCTGGGCCTGGGCGAGGATCGAGATCAGCTCCACGTCGAGCGGGTAGCCCTGCAGCTCCTCCGGCGGTTCGGCCAGCAGCCGGTTCTCGAACATGATGTCGAAGGTCTGTTGCACCAGCGGCTGCAGGAGATCGTCGTGCAGGTTCTCCAGCACCGGCCCGAGCATCTGCATCTTCTCTTCGCGCCGGGTGCTGATCTCGAGCTGGTTGCGCGGCTGCACGCCCTCCATCTGATCGAACATCAGGAACAGGTCGGCAAAGAAGGCGGATTTCACATGCTCGCGGGTCCGCATCACCAGCCGGGATACCTGCTCGATCGCGCCGGGCTGCGTTTGGTAGAGCGGCCACATGCCGGCGCCCTTTTCCTGCGTCGTGAAATAGTTGATGGCGCCCGGCAGCACGGACGAGGCCGAGCCGCGCAGGCTGATGTGCGCGCCCATCGGCGGGTTGACGTGCTTGTCGACGGCGTTGTGTTCGCGCTTGGCAAGGATCTGCAGCGACTTCACGTCCGGCAGGGAGTCGTGCCCCGGGCCCTGGGAATAGGCCTCGTTCTCGATCGGCTTCCATCGCGGCACCAGGACCGGGAAGCGGCTGTAGCCCGAGCGGTGGATGATCTCGCCCTCGGCCTGGCCGGAGCCCTCGCGCCAGTAGACCGAACGGAACGCCTTGCCGGCGTAATCGAGGCGCCCCTTCTCGACCTTCGGGTTCGGCTCGATCATGTGCATGATCGCGATCTCGTTGTCGGCCTCGGCGCCCTTCGCCTTGTCCGAGATCTCCGCGATGCCGTGGTCCGGCCAGCGCTGGTCGACCTGCCGATAGGTGTACATGAACCGGCGGGCCAGCGTGTCGACCCGGCCGCGCCAGTCCAGCCCGAGGTAGTATTCGCCCGTCGTGAGCGTGTAGAGCCGGATCACGTCCTCGCGGTCGAATTCCAGCAGCGCGCAGCCGGTGCCGAACTGGCCCAACTCCTCGTAGATCAGGGGGAGCGCCGAGTAGAGATTGCCGGCGCTGAACACCATGCGCATGCGCTCGGCGCAGTCATCGAACCACACCTTGACCGGGGCGAGCTGGGCGACCTGCTTGTCCGGCACGGTGAGCCGGAACCACGGGCGGGCCGGCGAAGTGACGCCCGACATCAGGCCGGCGACGAGGGTGCGGAGCGCAAAGAGAGCCGTCGGGTCGAGGATGGCGCCGTTCTTCTGGGTGCCGCCCTGGGTCGAGTTGGGCGAGGAGAAGAACCGGCCGCGGCGCGGGTTCACGTAGCGCGACAGGTCACGCCAGCCCGGCTCCCACGACGAACGCTGCCGCTTCAGCACGTTGATGCGGTCGTCGAGGTGCTTGCGGAGGGAGGCGTCACGGGCCACGGCTACTGCCCGAGCATCGTTTTTGCGCCGGCGGTGGTGTTGGCCGGCGTGGTGAGGCCCATGCCTCCGGTCGTGATCGTGCTCGCATAGCCGGACATCGCAGCCGCGCGCTTCTTCTGCTCATCGCGCGCGCGCTTGACCGACTCGTCCGCCATCTGCGGAATGGGCTCGGGCGCCGGGGGGAGCGGCGCGGGAGCTGGAAGTGCGGCACCGCCGCCGCCGCCGCCGAAGATCCCGATGCTAGCCTCCTGAGAGTGACTAGCGCCTCAAGTTCCTGAGGGGGCCTTTGAAATGCAAGGGGATTTCCAACTTGTGCAATTATTGCACGAGTTGGCCTACAGATCGGCGTGGGGATCGTAGTCGGACTGCACCGAGTTGCCGCCGAACGGGTTGAACGCGGGTGCCGGCTGGTCGGCGGGCACGTCGGCGACCGGATAGGCGAAGGTGAGCGCCAGACCGTCGGCCACGTCCGGCGAGGACAGTCCGCGCTTTTTCATGTCCTCCTTGCGCTCCAGCCGTATGGCGTTGTGCAGGTTGAAGCCATACTGCCGCCCGGTCAGTTCGGCCTTCAGCTCGGGGTCGTTCTCGATCGCACCGGTCTTCAGCCACAGGCGCATCGCCGCCCACATCTCGGCCGCCTTGTCCGCGACCAGAGGCAGGTCGCCGCCCATCATGTAGCGATCGGCCTTGCCGCCGAAGTTGACGCCCGCCACCAGCCGGCCCGGCAGCATCATGCGCAGCATGTCGACGACGCCCGCGCCCATGCCGCCCTCATCGACGTAGATGGCCCGCGCGCCGTGCTGCATGGCCTGCTCGGCCACCTTGCCGGAGAGCGTCACGAGGTCGAGGCCGCGGGTCTTCACGGTGGGGATCGTGCGAGCGTCGAGGCCGCGCCGGAACGTCATCACCGACTGATCCTCGCCGAACCGCGCCACGTCGACGCCCATCACCAGGGGCTGCCGGAGGTGACTGACGGCCTCCCGCGTCATGGCCTCGTCAACCGTCTCGCCGTCGATGAACTGCATGCTGCCTCCTCGGGGGAACTGGCCTTTGACGCGGACGCGCACGAAGTCGCTGTCTTCGCCCCAGTCCGCGATCCATTTCTCGATCTCGCGCTTGTTCGTGCCTGGCACGTCGCGGCTGTCGATCTGCCGGGGCCGCCAGCGGTGAGCGAACCGGCCGCCGGCAAAGCACTCGCGGAAGCGCCCCGTGTTCTCGGTCGGGTTCCCAAACACCAGCCACAGGATCTCGGTGTCCTCGTCGGTCAGCGCGCCCTCGGCGACTTCCCACACGTTATCGGCGATCTGCGATGCCTCATCGAACAGCAGGACGATCCGCCGGCCCTTGTTGTGCAGGCCCGCGAATGCCGCCGTGTTGTTTTCGGACCAGGTCGCCGCATCGCAGCGCCACTCCTTCGATCCGCTGCTGTTGCGCCGCGCAATCGACGTCGCCTCGAACTTGAACCAGTGCCGGCAGATCAGCAGGTTGAACCACTTCGACACCTCGGGCCATGTCTTCGTGCGGAGCTGGTCGCCGGTGTTCGCCGTGATCACGACCTTCGTCAGCGGCGCCGTCGCCAGGCCCCACAGGATCACCCAGGACACCAGCGCGGACTTGCCGATGCCGTGGCCGGATGCCGTGGCGATGCGCAGCGCGCCCTCGATGTCGTCGGCCGTCAGGGCCTCGGCGATGATGTTCAGCGTCTCGATCTGCCATGGCCGCGGCCCCGTCTCGCTCGCCAGTTCGGTGCCCGGCTCGCCCCATGGGAAGGCGTAGCGCACGAAGCCGAGCGGGTCGTGGCGGAAGCCGGCGATGACCTCGATCAGGTCGCCTTCAGGGTCGCGCCGCTCAGCCGCCGCCATCCTTCAGCCTCTTGGCGGCTTCTGACATGCGCCGGACCAGCTCGTCGCCCGCGTCCAGCTCGTGGTGCTGGGTGGGCTTGCCGTAGCCGCGGTCGAGGATCGCCTCCGCTGCGGCAACGCGCGTCCGTCCGTTCTCGTCCGTGAGCGCTCCCACGAGGGCGTTGATGGCCGCCTCGGTGTGCATCTTCGCCAGCTCCTTGATCGGCCCAACGTCCTTTGGCCGGCCGCCTGGGTTGCCGCTCTGGCCCTTCTGGAACGTGCCCGGCTTGCGTCCTGCAACGCTCCTGCTCTCAGGATTGCCCATCACACCCTCACCAGTCTGCGCTTGCGCCCGCTCATCCGGGCCAGCATTGCCGCGAGCGCCGGACTGACGCCGCGCTCGATGCCGAGGTCGCGCCGCTTCCGGCCGATCAGCTTGACGCCCCTCCCCATGTGGCCCGCGATCTCGCGATCGGAAGCCCCGGAGCCGGCCATGCGCGTGAGCGTGGCGGTGTCGGCGAGGGACCATGGGCGGCCGTTCATTGCGACGGCTCCGCAAGGTGATGCTCCAGGCAGCGGACAAGCCTGCGACGGCCATCCATGCGCTTTTCGCAAATCTCCTTGAGTTCCGGCCACGAGGGCGTGAACTTCGCATCAGCGCCGCCGTCTACCCAGTATTCGCAGGCAAACCGGACGACATCGATGGGGTACGCGCTCAGGTCCTGCACCAGCGTTTCAGCCATCAACCGGGCCTCGCCGTCGCCGTGAGCGCGTGACTTCGTGCGGACCATCAGCTTCGCCACCTCGTGCGCGATTTCGGCTCGCTTGCCGCCCCGGCACATGCCTCGCAGCAGCGCCAGATCCTGCAGCAGATCGGCGCGGTTCCACCCCTTGCGCAGCCCGAACGGACCCAACTTCGTGCCAGTGAATTGCCCATCACCACCCCAAACGCTGCTAGTCGTCGGCGCGACGTGCGATGTCAGCGAGCTGCTGATAGAACGCATCGTTGCCTCGGGTAGGTTGAAGCCGCCCAGTTGCTCCTTTACCCACCGGCCGAGCGGTCTCACGGCGGCACCATCCTCGCCACGTTGCAGGCCAGTCGAGCTTTCGCCCCTTGGCGCCTGGGACTGCGACCCAGTAGTCGCGGAAGGCGTCGGCTGTAGCGTCGGGGTCAATCCCGAGATCGGCCGCAAACCCTCGCTCGTCGGAGGACGGCTGCCAGTCCGCTGAAAGCCGTGTGCCACGTCGTCCATCGTTCGCTCCTTCCTTGGCGCAGGGCGCGAAAGCGCCTCTCTCCACTTGATCGGTAGTAGTTACAGGTAATTGTATTTGTAAGTGTGCAGGCGTCTGCTGCGCGTCTGCCGCGCGTTCTGCTAGGCGTTCTGCTAGGCGTTTTGCCCAGTCTTGGTAGACATCAAATCGATAGTCGCGCGCTTCCGGGCCCTTTGAAGAGTTGCAGTTGCGACACATCGGTTGAATGTTCTGGATGCTGTCGTCGCCGCCTTGGTAAATCGGCTTGATGTGATCCTTGCAGAGGACGCCACCTGACAGTTCAGTCGCGGGCATCCTGCAACGCACGCAAGCGCAATTCATGACCTGAACTAGCGCGTTCCATTCTTCCTTAGTGTGAGCCCCCATCGCCCTTGCGTTGGCCAGTCTTTCCGACCTTGTCATTGAGGCAGTGGGAGAGCCTTCGTTTGAGCCCCAGCGAGCCTCACCGCCGCCCTTCCCGGCTCTCTTCTTTGTGTCGGTGCGGCGCTGCGCTTCGTTCCATTCGAGAGCAACGCGGTTGTGCCGCAGCCGGTCGCCATCCTTCACAAAGAACGGCAGCAAGGCAGGCGCATCCTGCTGCCATTCCTTGTGCGATAGCCTTGTTATCGCCATCAGCGCAGCGTCAGATCCCGCGATCCACCCGCCGCCTTTCCACGCAGCAATGATGAGAAGCAGATACGCGCCGTGCTGCCTTGTTGTGAGGTGCATTGTGTCGGTCACGTAGTCGCCGACGTAGAACGCCATCCAGGTATCGGCTTTCATCTCTTCCCCCTCATCAGCGCGCAGGCCAGTACGAGGTCGAACTCGTCGGCCTCCTGCGGCCACCATTCGGCCCTGAGCAGCCCGATGAGCCGCCGAGCCCGGATCGCCACGAAGTAGGAGGCGGCGGCGTCGTTCATGCTGATCTCCCGGGATTCGGCGCTTGCGTTCGGTCGGGTTGTGTCCTAGTTTCCGGACACGGCAGGGCAATCAGGCCCGCCTGATCTGGGCAGGAGGCCCGACCGACATGACCACGATTTACGGCCCACCGGCCCTGCTCCACGTCTTCCGCGACCGCCAGCACGGCGAGGGCGAAAGCCGCGCCCATCTTGCCCAGCATCCCGGCGATGACTTTGCCGTCGTAACCAACGATGACGGGTTGGGCTGGAAGGCGCGCGTGATCCGCTGCAGCGCAGGAGGCACGCTGCTGGCCGACCGCGCATGGGGCAATCCGTGGCGGCGCCGCAAGGATGCCATCGCGGAAGTCGTCGCGAGCGGCATCGCCTTCATGCCGGGTTTCCGCCCATGATCGCCATTCTCCGCGAGGCTGGCGCGGCGCTGTACGGCCCGCGCTGGCAATCCGACCTTGCCCGCGACCTGAAGGTGTCCGACCGGACGGTGCGCCGCTGGGATGCAGGATCGAACGAGATTCCGGCAGGCGTGTGGGCCGAGCTGCGGGCGCTCCTGAGAGCGCGCGGGCTGGCGCTGGCATCGGTGAGGCGAAAGCTGCCGACGTGATCATGCTGCGGCCCTCTCCATAAGGCTCTCGACCATCGCGATCCGCTCGCCCAGCCATCGCATGCAGGGCACCGCCATCGAGTTCCCAAGCTGCTTGTAGCGAGGGCCGTCAGCCGTTGGCTTGTTGCCAACGGGGACCTGCGTGTAGCCGGCGCGCGTCTCGACGCTAACGCTGAATGAATTGCCCGGCTGTATTTTCTCGCGAATGCACGAAGCGATGGCAGCCACGACACAGCAAGATAAGATTTCCAAGGTCGAGCCGCTTTGCTGGGAATGCCGTCCAGGTTGCGACGTGGTGGACGTGGTGACTGCGGCGGCTAACCTCGCCACATCGCTTGCAAGATCCCCTGTCGCGCGCCCAGACACGGGCACAAGTGCGCTTCCAGTCCACTGAGGCAAAGAATCGTTGATGCTCGGTGGTGATGCCGCCTTTCCAGCTTGGATTTGCGGGACCGCTGTTGTGGTCATAAGCACAGCGAGGCGAACAAAATCTGCGAGCGGCATAGACAGGGGACACGCGCTTGACGGTTCCGCACCATTGGCAGACCAGATCAACTTTCCGGCTTTGCGTATCTGAACTGCCGATCGCTCGCAGTCGATCAGCACATGCGCGGCTGCAGGCTCGCTTAGTGCGCGCTTTTGGGCTGCTGAATGAGGATCCGCAGACGACGCAAGCGCGTGTTTCTCTTCCTCGCTGCTGCATACCCTCACCGTAACAACGCGATGAATTTCAGGAAAGCCCTGCAGGCGCTCGCACTCGGTTGGCGTCAGCCGGCGCACGACAGACGTCAGCGCTAACGCCGGCGCATGCCCGGCCGCCGTAAGAGGATGGCAAGGATCGCCCGGCTGCGGATTGCTGTAGTTCAACGGGCTGGTGATCTGCGTCGTGTCGAAGGGCAGCGGCTGAACGATGAAGTCGCCGCCTTGGTTTCCGCCGACAGGGCCGCCGGCCATGAGCGGCTGCGCCACGTCTGTCTCGCGCGCCTTGTAATCCTTGCCGCTGTTCATCGGCATGATCGAGAAGGCGATGGCAGGAGCGACACCCCCGTTCGCGTGGCTCTTGTGGTGGCCGCCCGCGCGCAACGTCGGCGACAGATCGAGCATCGCATCGGCGCCGTGATCCTTGCCGGAAAACGCCAGCACGCCGATCGTATGCCCATCGGTGTCGAGGGGCCCGGTCATGTCGCCGTACTGGATGACATCGCTCTGGCGGGCGTCGAAGGCGTGGGCCAGCACCAGCGTGTCCTGGTCGCCCTTGTCCGCATCGGCCGACAGCGGCGGCACGATCTCCGACGGCGCACCATCCTTGCCGCGCGTGAAGTGGCTCGCCTTGAATGCGTGCGCCACAATCGGCGCCTCATGCGGGCACGTCAGCGTCGTCGCGCCGCCATCCTCGCGGATCTCGGCATTCGCCTGGCCGCTCGACATCACGATCAGAGACAGCACGCTATCGTCT